AATACAACTGTTGAGGCTTACGTTAAGTCTAAGCCAGATGTTCAATACAGAAAGAATCCACTTACCTATTTGAATGGGAAGTGCTTCAACGATGAGCTTCCAGGATTAGGAAGAAATCAAAATAATCCTTTACCTTTGAACGACAAACCTATAATAAATAAAGAATGGCTTTAAAACTAAACCTTAGCGATCTACACCTGGAGAAGGATATAATCGCTCACTTACTCAGCTATCCTCACTTATTTTCGGAGGCTGACAAAATAATCAATGCTGAATCGTTCACTGACACTTTATTCAAGGCGTCATATTTGGCGTTTAAGAAACTATCGCTAGAAGATAAGAGAATCACTAGAGCAGATGTATTTCGTGTCCTTAAAAGCAAAGAAAAAGAGAAAGGAATTTCTTCGGAGCTGGTCCTGAAATTGATGCCAGACCGAGTGATTAACCTGGAAGACTCCTGCTATCTGCTAAAAGAGACAGAAGGAAAGAGAAGATTTCACGATCTGGCCTTCAAAATCCAGGCAGCGATCCTAGATAACAAAGAAGTCTCAGACTTACAGACAATCATCGAGAAGGAGATGGACTCACTAGAGCGATCTATTGAATCGACAGAGGTATTCGACATCGCTAATCTTTACGACGATGTGATCAATCGCCTAGAAGCAAACGCTGGAAAGATAAAATTCTCAGGGATCGACACTGGATCGCGTGAACTAAATTATATCCTTGGAGGATTCCAGGAAGGAATGACGGTCATCGCTGGGCGTCCAGGTATGGGAAAGACAGTCGCTGGCTTACAACACGCTAAGAGCGCTGCTAAATCTGGTAAACGAGTTCTATTCCTTTCGCTTGAGATGCCGAAAGAGTCGCTCATGTATCGTCTTATCAGCTCCGAGAATTGTGACTATAAATACAGCGATCTAAAAGCTAACCGAGTGAAGCCGGACGATATACTTAAAATCCGCAACTCGAACGCGTCGATCCTTAAATCGCTTCCGATCTTCTTCTATGACTCCGATAATCGTGACATCAACTATCTGTCGATGATCCTGACATCGGAAGCTAAGCGCAATAAGATTGACCTGGTAGTCATTGACTATCTGCAACTGATAAGAGACAATCAGCTAAAGGATCAGTCAGACTTTGCTCAGGTTTCTTCCGTATCGAATAAGATCCAGAAGCTAACTAGGAAGCTAAAGATTCCTATAATCGCTTTGTCTCAGCTATCAAGAGGAATCGAGGGAAGATCCTCAAGACTTCCACAGCTATCAGACATTAGAAGCTCTGGGAATGTCGAGCAGGATGCGATTGCAGTGATCGGACTATATCGCGACGATTATTATAAATACACTGACGCCAGGGCTAACAATACGGCTAAGGGACCGGACGATAATATTCTGAACTATGTGATCCTAAAAAATAGAGACGGGGAGACTTGCACGATCGATCGCTATGTGGATATTACGACAAACCGAATTGCTGACTCTTACGAGGAGCTCCAAGGGTTTAAACCAATCTACCAGGACAGCGCGATCAATACGATTGTAAATGAATTCGAACCTACTAAATTTTAAAACCTATGAACGTATTAAGTTTATTTGACGGAATGTCCTGCGGACAGCAAGCGCTAGAAAGAGTAGGATTTAAGGTAGATAATTATTTTGCATCTGAAATTGATAAGTATGCTATTCAGGTTACAATGGCAAACTTTCCAAATACGAAGCAACTTGGAAGCGTAGTGAATGTCGATGGTTATTCTTTGCCAAAGATTGACCTGCTTATCGGAGGATCGCCTTGTCAGTCCTTCAGCTTTGCAGGAAAGCGCAAAGGAATGAGTACAAAAGACGAGCAAGAGATTTTAACTCTTGAGCATTACTTGCAATTAAAAGTAGAGGGATTTGAGTTTGAAGGCCAGTCTTATCTATTCTGGGAATACATGAGACTTTTAAACGAGACTAAACCTAAATACTTTCTTCTTGAGAATGTAATGATGGGCGAGAAGTGGGAGAAGGTTTTGTCAAAGGCTATCGGAGTGAAACCAATCATGATAAATTCTGCTTTAGTTTCAGCTCAGAATCGCCAGCGTTTATATTGGACTAATATCGGACTAGAGCCTGCTGGTTTATTTGGAGATTTAGAAACTACAATCGAGCTGCCAAATGATAGAGGAATCCTTTTAAAGGATATTTTAGAAGAAGAAGTAGATGATAAATTTTTTATAAAAAACTTTAACAACAAAAGACTTAATGAAACATTAAATAAAAATAATTTAAATGAAACATGTTTAATTGATTCTTATAATCAAACAATTCATATAAATAAATCTATTACAATTTCTACAAGGGTAAATGCTTCTAGTCAGACTCATATTTATAATCCTATTATTAAAATTAATAAAAACGGAGAAATTAAAAATAATCAAGATAAGTCAAGTTGCTTTACTGCTGGAGGAAAATCTGGAGGTAATCATTCAGATATGGATTTAATTTTTGTTAAAAAAAATCAAGACATTAGGCAAGTAATTCAATTAAACAATTCAAAAGAAAGTAATGGTAATCAACCTTTTCAGCAGAATAGAGTTTATGATTCAAATGGTTTAATGACTTGCTTAGATACAGATAGCGGAAGAAGATCTATTTATTATAATTCTCAAATAAGAAGACTTACGCCTATTGAATGCGAGCGTCTTCAAACTGTTCGAGATAATTATACTAATCACGTATCAGATTCTCAGCGCTATAAGATGCTAGGTAATGGATGGACAGTAGACGTAATTGCTCACATTTTAAAATACATAAAATGATCACAATAAAAGGCCAGGTGCCTAGCAAGTCAAACGGATACCGAATCGGAGGGAATCGCCTCTATAAGACCGTTGATTTGAAGGAGTACGAAGTGAGCTTCGAGTGGCAGATCAGGAAGCACAAAGGCGAAACGATAAGCGTTCCCTTCCAGATTTGGATTGATGTCTACTTCCAGTCTAACAGATCTGACCTGGACAACGCGGCGAAGGTAATCCTTGACTGCCTCCAGAATTGTGGCATGATTGCAAACGATCGACTCTGTTCGGTCTTGGTCATGAGGAAGCACATCGATAAGCTGGATCCTAGAATCGAGTTTGAAATTAAAAAACTATAATATGAAAACAATTAATTCACTAAGCGGAGGCAAAACATCAAGCTATCTAGCGAAACACTTTCCAGCCGATTATAATATCTTCTCATTGGTTAGAATAGAAGATAGAAGATGTACTCCTAAAGATGAGAAGTTAGTCCAGTTTATTTCAGATAAAATAGATCAAGAGTTTATTGCAACAGCTGAATCAGACATCACACTAAAGGCGGTTATTGATTTAGAGCAATTAATCGGACAAGAGATAATCTGGGTAACCGGGAAAACCTTTGAGCAGGTTAATCGCAAAGCAACTGGAGGCAAAGGCTTGCCTAATCAGCAATGGAGATTTTGCACTACAGAGATGAAGATGAGACCAATTTGGGATTGGTGGTATAAAAACATAAACGAGAAGGTAAAGATGGGCATCGGGTTTAGATACGATGAGATGGAAAGAGCTGAAAGATTATCTACCACATTCAAAGGAATCGTTGGACAATCAGCAAATGGAAGGAATAAATGGGATGAGATAGAATGGCGAGAAGGATATTTTCCTTTAATTGAAAATCGAATCACTCATTACGATGTAAAGAAGTGGGCAGATTCAACTCCTTTAATTTTCCCAGCTGACTCTAACTGTGTTGGATGTTTTCACAAACCAATGCAACAGCTTCGTAAAAACTGGGATTTAGAACCTGAGAAGATGCAGTGGTTCGCTGAGCAGGAATCTAAAACTAAGAAGTGGAAAAAAGAAGGCACCTACTTTCAATTTAAGGAGATAGGCTTGCAGATGGACTTCCATTTTGGAACCGGATCAGGATGTCAAGCTGGCTTTTGCACTGATTAAAATGGACACTAATAAAAATCTGCCGGACAATTATAAGCTGTGCATCGCCTGGATCGAGTCAGAATTGACACGAGAGACGCGATCGATCACTCTGCCTGGTGTTATCATCAACGACGTAAATCATTCGCTTAGAATCAATCTTTTGCGAATCTTAAATAATCACGGATCCGAGCGGAGGGCTGCTTTCCTTCGGACCAAAAGAATAAAGGACTATCTAAATAAAAACTCATGAAAAAACTAAAAGAGAAAGAAACGATTATTATCTACGCTGGACTAATCAACGCGCTGATCGATCACATCGAGGCAGACTTCCGTCCGTCGATCTTCAATCGCCAGTCACTCAAGATGAAATCAAATAGCGTCCTGGATGAACTGCTCAAGATCGAGCAGGAGATCTACAAAGGCGATCCGAGCGGAGAAGTCACTGATCAGTACCTGGATGCTGGGAAGCTTATGATTCTATTCTTTCGCCTGGGCTTGGAGATGACCGAAATGTCAGAGACTAAGGGCGAAGGTCTTAATACTCAGCTGAATATATTATTAAAAAATTACGGAGTAAATTTGGAGTTTTAAAAAAGATTTTTTAAACTTTGTACAACCAAACGAAAAACCAATGAATAGTAACGCTGAGCAAGTGGTCAAACCTGATCACTATCAAGGAAAGGGAGGACTCCAGGCGATCGATGTTATCGAGGCTTTTGGGCTTGGGTTCTCCCTAGGTAACGTAGTTAAGTACGTTCTTCGAGCAGGCAGAAAAGCCGACAAACTCCAGGACCTAGAGAAGGCGGTCGAATACTTGAAGTATGAGATTGAGAATCACAAGAGGATCGTGAAGGAAGTCGAAGCTTACATCGCTAATCTACCAGAGGACTTATAGTGAAGAGCAGAAACGAGATAATCGAGGAGCTTTACCTTTCGAAGGATATAAGCCAGGCGCTTCGCAAGATGCAACCTGCTAGCCTCCGCGACGATCTTAGGCAAGAGATGTTCATCTCTCTTTGCACTCTAAGCGACGAGAAATTCTGGAATCTTTACG